TTTCATCAAGCCCACGGTCAATGCCCAGCGCACAGTCTGGGCGGCGCTGTTGCGTGATGGGGCCAAGGCGGTGATCAAGGGTAAGTTCAGCGCGCATCAGGTTCTGGATGGCGTAGGACAGCAAGCCTCTGGCGATATCCGCAAGATGATCACTAAGATTGTCTCGCCGCCATTAGCACCGTCCACGATTATGGCTCGCGCGCGTCGATTGAAGAGCAAGGAAATCACGCCCAGCTTGGCGAAGCCCTTGATTGATACTTCGCTGATGTTAACTAGTACGACCAACGCCGTAGGGCCGAAAGAATGAACATCCGCCAGCTCGCCAACATGAACACGCAGCGAGTCAATCCGAATCAGACGATAACCTGGAAGCAATCAACCGGATATGTGACGGATGCAGCAGGTCGGCGCGTGCCCACCTATACCAGCACGCCAATCGATGCCCAGGTCCAGCCGCTATCAACGAGTGACTTGAAACACGTCGATGGCTTAAACATGCAAGGCATCATGCGATCCGTGATCCTGTATGGCAACGTGGCCGGTATCTCACGCGCCGATCAACAAGGCGGTGATCTGCTGGTCTTCCCTGAAATGCCCAACGCTACCAATCGCAACTGGCTCGTGACCAAGGTCATGGAGCAGTGGCCGGAATGGTGTCGCGTGATTGTGACGATGCAGGCCTGATATTGATCCATGTCCATTGATATCGTCGATCAAGACGTTTTTACGTCGCTGCGGTCTTTCTTGATCGCTATCCTGCCAATTGGCACAGAAATCGTGCAGGCGCAGGACAATCAAGTCCCAATGCCCGCCAGCGGTTTCGTCGCGATGAACAATGCCGGCACGCGCCGACTCTCTACAAACTATGGCAGTTACACCGATTCCGGCACGAATCCCGGCAGTAAAGGCGTGATGGCTGCGCTGGAATATACGATCCAATTGGATTTTTATGGTCCGAATGCTGCAGCCTGGGCCAACATCACACAGGTTTTATTCCGGGACGAATATGCCACCGCATCATTCCCCCCCAATATTCAACCGCTCTATGCGGATGATCCGATGCAAATCCCGTTGATCGATGCCGAAGCGCAATACGAACAACGCTGGAAGCTGAATGCCGTTTTACAAATGAACCCGATTGTCACCGTCGATCAAGATTTTGCTGGATCGCTGGATATCGGGTTATTGAATGTTGATCGAACCTATACACCATAGAGGGCCATAAATGACCATTCCTGCCTCGCAAATTGTCCAGGTGAATCCTGGCGTCATCAGCGCCGGGGGTAGCGCCCTCGCGCTTAACGGCGTGATCCTGACCGAGAATACGTCTGTACCAATTGGCACAGCGATGCCGTTTGTGGATGCGACCAGTGTTTCCGATTATTTCGGCGCGACCTCCGCAGAATACAAGCTGGCGGCCGCCTATTTTGGCGGCTTTGATAATAAGACTCAAACACCGGGTCAGTTGTTTTTCTGGCAGTACAATGCAACGGCTGTGGCCGGTTATCTGCGCAGCGGCAGTCTAGCGGCAATGACCCTCGCCGAACTGCAGGCATTGAGTGGCACGATCAGTCTGACCGTGGGCGGTGTGGCCGAGAACTCCACCACGATCAACCTGTCTGCCGCCACCAGCTTCAGTGATGCCGCCACGATTATCCAGGCCGGATTCACAACGCCGCCGTTCACCGTGTCCTATGACTCCCAACTGTCGGCCTTTGTCTTTACCACAACCGCCACCGGTGCTGCGGCGACGATCACGGTCGCTACCGGCACGCTTTCCGCCAGTCTGTATCTGACCACGGCTACCGGCGCGATACTTTCGCAGGGCGCAGACGCTACCACGCAAACTGCGTCCATGAATGCGCTCATGCAGCAAACCCTGAACTGGGGCGGCTTCATGACTGCCTGGGAACCCACGCAAGCCTCGGATAAGGTCGCATTCGCCGCCTGGGCCAACAGCCAGAACAATCGTTTTTACTACATCAACCGCGAATCCTCTGCAGCAGCCAAAACCTACCCCGACACCACAACGGCCACCGCTTCGATCATCGTGCAGGGCTATTCCGGCACCTGTTCTGTATATTGTGACGCAACCCTGGATCCAGACGGTCTGGCAGCTGCGATGGTCTTGGGATCGGCAGCGGCAATCGACTTCAGTCGCACCAATGGCCGCATCACATTCGCATTCAAGTATCAATCTGGCATTGCGGCGAGTGTTACCGACTCCACCATGGCCAATGATCTCGAACTGAACGGCTACAACTTCATCGGCAGTTATGCCACGGCCAATGATAGCTTCACGTTCTTCTATCCTGGAACGGTCAGCGGCAAGTATGACTATCTGGACGAATTCGTGAATCAGGTCTATCTGAACAGCCAACTACAGCTGGCCATGATGACGTTGCTCACCGGCGCCAACTCCATACCCTATAACAACGACGGTTATGCGCTGATCCATGCCGCGGCTATGGATCCCATTAACCAGGCGCTGAATTTCGGATCTATCCGTCAAGGTGTCTCGTTGTCTACCTTGCAAGCTGCCGAGGTCAATAACGCCGCTGGTGTGCAGATTGATAAGACGTTGAGCACGCGCGGCTGGTATTTGCAGATCAATGACGCCACTGCCCAGGTCCGCGCTGCACGCGGTTCGCCTCCGACGACGCTCTGGTATATGGACGGCGGATCGGTTCAAAAAATCACCCTTGCATCCATTCTGGTCCAGTGAGGTAAACAATGGCCACCTTAACTAATGCCAATAGCGTCCTGATGCTGGGCGTGAACAGCCTGTTTAATATCCCGATCAAGATCGAGGGGTATGCGGCAGACGATTCCTTCGCGACTGCCGACGCCGAATCCGGCGAGACCGTGATGGGTATCGATGGCCGGTTGTCTGCCGGTTATACGCCATATCCGGTCGAGCTGGAGATAACCCTGCAATCAGACTCGTCCTCGATCACATTTTTCGAAGCGATTATCGATGCCGAACTGATCGCCAAGGAAAAGTATGAGCTGAATGGTTCGCTGCTTATTCCTTCGATTAGCAAAATCTATGCGCTGACCCGGGGCTTCCTGACAACCATTTCACCGACCCCGACCGGCAAGAAGATCCTGCAACCACGGAAATTCAAGATCACCTTCGAGTCCTGTGTCGCTTCACCGGCATAATATGCGCCAGAAAATCGAATACACGGTCACCGATGAAAAGAGTCGGGACAATGGCAAGACGTTTATCATTACCGAGATGAGCGCCTATGCCGCCGAGAAGTGGGCGCTGAAAGCCTTTTTCGCCATGGCTAATGCGGGGATCGAGATCCCGGATGATTACCAAAGCCTGGGCATGGAAGGGCTGGTCGCAATGGGCCTGAATGCGCTAGGCCATATGCGTTTCGAAGAGGCCGAACCGCTACTGGATGAAATGATGTTGTGTGTTCGTATCATGCCGGATCGCAATAAGCCGAGCGTGATTCGCAATCTGATCGAAGATGACATCGAAGAGATCAAGACGCGACTGCTCTTGCGAAAAGAGGTCTTACAGATGCACATGGGTTTTTCGCTCGCCGCCGACCCCTCGACCTCGGGCCAGGCGGCACAGACAGCCAAAGCCTGATCGCATACGCCAACATTCCCCAGAGTATCGGGGCGGTTCTCTCCCGCGGCTATGCCACGCTCCACGAAATGCAGACAATATACGGCCTGCAGGATGTCTATGACATGCTGGAAGTGATGAGCGTGGATGCCTACAACATGAAAAAGCTGACGAAACATGGCAACGGTCATCGATGAACTGCTGGTGACACTGGGCCTGGATCCGAAAGGATTCAAGAAAGGCGCCCAGGAAGTCACCGACGCCGAAAAGCAGATCAATAAAACGGCGCAGGAAACGGAGACCAAACGCAAGCGCCTGGATAAAGATCAGGGCGAGCGTCAGCGCAAAAATGCCAAGGAATCCGAACGGCACAACAAGCAACAGATCGAATCCTTCAACAAGATCAAGCATCAGTTGCTGGGGATCATGGGCGCCTATATTGGCCTGCGGTCGCTAAAGAGTTTTGCCATGAACGCTATCTTCGACGAGTCGGCGCTGGGTCGGCTGAGCGATGTCGTGGACATGTCAGCCAACAAAATCGCGGCGTATGGCCTGGCGTTTAAATCCATGGGCGGTGATGCCAAAGAGGCGTCAGGCGAAATTCTCAAAGCCCAGAATGTGTTGGGTGCCATGCGTATTGGCCAGGCGCCCGGAGCGTACCAGGCATTCTTGCGCTATGGCGGCCAGGTCGGCGACATGCGCAGCACCGGTAGTTACTTGATGGGAATTTCCCGCATCTTGCAACACCTGCAGAGCAATCCACGCCTGCGGGCTTCAATGCCCTATGTGGCGAATCAGTTGGGCGTCGGCTACAACCTGATGCAAGTGCTCAAGCAAGGGCCGGGCGCTGTCAGTCGCATGCTGGCCCAGTATGAGAAAGTGACCAATGTCACTCGCGATCAGATCAAGCGATCTGAAGAACTGCAAAAGACTATGGCAGTTACTGAGGAAGCCTGGAAAAACACCGGTCGGATTCTGCTGAACGATGTCAATCCGTATCTGATCCAGTTCTTTAATCATTTAAAACAATTCAGTGGATGGATGACGGCACATGCTCCAGAGATTAAGGGGGCTATTGATACCGGCGCCCACTTTTTCGGCTGGTTTGATCCAACCACAAAACAATCCGGCCTGCGTCAATCTTGGGATAACGTGCTGGGCATCATGCTCTCGCCCTTTGGTTATGATAGTGGCGGCCATATTCAGTCCGAAACACACATCGGCAAGATTGAGGTCCATACACAGGCTACAGACGCGAACGGCATCGCCAATGGCATTGGTAGTGCGCTGAAAAAACAGACCGCCATCCAGGCCAATAGCGGAGTGAACTGATGGCCTTATCCGTGCCTTTATACCCAACCGTTCCCGATATGCCCGGGGTGCCTGCTGTGGCGCGAGATACACTCGCTGCCGCCGTGACGCTTGCTTCGCCCATCATCAGCGGTATCCTGGGCGCTTTCATTCAGACCTGGGGCGTCTTTGATAGCAGCGGCAAGCAGGTGCTGATCCCTGACACGTTTCTGGGGATCGAATATCGCAATGTGTACCATGTAGCGACCCATCCCGTCGAAAGGGGATCGTTTGCCGCCTATAACAAGGTGAAAGAACCTTTTCACGGCCTCGTGCGCATGGCGGTTGGCGGTAGTGTCAGTGACCGCGAGACCTTCCTGCAGGATCTGAACAATCTGGTGAAGAGCACGGATCTTTATAATCTCATCACGCCAGAAGAAACCTATTTCAATGTGAATCTCGAACGGTTCGACTATCGCCGCGAGACCCGCAATGGTGCCGGCATGATCATTGCTGTCTGTCATTTCATCGAGATTCGCCAGGCAGGGCAGAGCGCAAACCGCAGTCTGTCTTGTGTGCCGGATAGCGCGGTAACTAATGACAGCACATCGCTTGGCGTGCCGGATGCCACGGCCGTCACCTCGCCCAGCGCCGCTGCACAGGTGAATATCGGCCCGGTCAAACCGCAGATGCCTAGTGCCTCGACTATCGGCCTGACCACTACCGCCTTAGCCGGGATCGGTCTGTAATGCAATCTATCCCCCTCGAAGCCAAGCCCTCGCAGACCCTGAAGGTCACGTTGGACAGCCAGTATGTGCAGCTGAATATCTACACACTGCCCGACGGGCTGTTCCTGGATCTACTTCTCAATGGCACGACCGTCATTCAGGGCGCGCTGTGCGTGGATCGGGCGCGCTTGGTGCGCGAGGCCTATCTGGGATTCAGTGGCGATCTGATGTTCATCGATACCCAGGGCAAACTCGATCCGTATTACACCGATCTAGGTGGTCGGTGGCAACTCATCTATTTGAACGCCAATGAGCTTTGAGACACGCGATCTGGAATTTGTCATCACGCTGGGCACCGGCGCCTTCGGCGAACAGGTCGGCGATACCGTCACGCTCAGCGGGTTACGTGCCACGGTCGACATCGAACAGTGGGGCGGCGAAACCATGGGGATGTGCAATGCGCACATTTTCGGGGTACCGCTGGACCTGATGAACCGCATGACGGCCATCGGTCCGATCATGACCCAGGTGATGGGCAAGAACAGTCTCGAAATTCGCTACAACAGCACGACCGTATTCAAGGGCACCATCTGGCAATGCTGGCCCGAATTCCAGGCCGCACCGGAAGTCTCTATCGCCATCAACGCCAATTCTGGCCTGGTCAATGCGCTCAAGCCCGAGGACGCGATCAGCTACAAGGGCGGCAAGGACGCGGCAGACATGCTGCAACAGCTGGCCAGTCTGGCGGGCTATGACTTCGAGAACAATGGGGTCAGTGTGCAACTGGTTGATCAAGTGCTGACCGGATCCACGCTGGACAAGATCAAGACCATCTGCCGTGCGGCGGGTATTAACTACACGATTGAAAATGACACGCTGGCCATCTGGCCGCGCACCGGCTACCGCAGCGGGGAAGTGCTGGCCCTGTCCCCGCAGTCAGGCATGGTCGGCTATCCGCTGTTTAATGAATCCTATATGGGGATCCGTCACGAATTCCTGCCGACCGCCAAAGTCGGTGGCCGCTTCAGTCTGGCTGGGAGCATTGTTGCGCCGGCCAATACCGACACTCCCTGGACGATTGCCGCTGTGTCACACACCTTAGAAACCATTACCCCAGGCGGCGCCTGGTTTACTGAGATCCACGGGTACAACTTTGGATAGTGGCTACAAAGGCAATCTGACACCGGAAAAATTGTTCGGTGATCATAATCAGTTGCTATATGTCATCCAGCAGGTCGTCAATAAAGTCTCGACGATCACGCTCGTGCAAGTGAAGAGCGTCACCAATGACGGTACTAATGCTGCAGTCGGTTTTGTCGATGTGCAGCCGCTGATCAATCAAATTGATGGTGACGGAAAGAGCATTCCTTTTCCGGTGCTCAATAATCTGCCGTATTTTCGGCTACAGGGTGGCAGCAATGCGGTGATCCTGGATCCGCAGGTCGGAGACATCGGTCTGGCAGCCTTTGCGCAGCGCGATATCTC